TACGTGAAACGATGCTTTCTATTCTACCTTTATACATTCTAGGTGCAACAATACTATAATTCATTTTAGTCTTAGTATAATCACTCTTAGGACGTATCATATTTTTTGCAAGCTCCCATTTAAGAGTTTTACCACCTACAATTTTTACACCCTCATATAGTACTTCTAATGACTGAGATAATTTTGATATACCATATTCCTCATACATTTCTTCAGGAGGATTGAACTCATCTGTTTTAGGTATTATTTTAGAAGCCCCGGTAGCTGTTTCTTTTACTTTATATACTTCGTTTGTGAAAGTCTTGTAATTAAAGTATAGTACTTGAACAGTATTAGAATCGTCTTCGTCGTTGTTATTTATAGTTCTATTATAAAAACCACTATTACTTACCGATTGACCCGCAATTTCTTTTAAATCATCATTTGTTAACCAAGGGAATTCTTTCTTGAGCTCGTTTAAGTGAACCGACTTAACTTCTCCTACGTAATATATATCGTCAAAATAAGGTGAATCAGTATAGGACCAAACTAAATTAACCGGGTCTACATATTCTACCTTAGCTCCTTCTGCTTTTGTAAAAGTATTTTTTACAGCACCTATACCTATCGTAGTTATATCATAGTTGCATCTTCTTTTTATAAGATCATACTTATTACCATCTAATAACACGTTCAAAGCTTGCTCTTCAGCTAACTCAACTTGTTGCTTATAGCTAAGCTGCATATGGACATCTAACTCTTCTTTGTTTTTCGGTAATGTCTCTGGATTATTTTCGAATAAGTTAACTCCAAACTCAGCTTCTGCGAATTCATTTAATTCTTTAGTTTGCATATCTCTAATAAGAGACTCCATATACTTAGTCCTTTTGTTTACTCCATAAGGATCTTGTGAATATGCTTTTATATCAAATTGTCTATCTGAAATACCATTAACAACTATATCTACAAACTTAGGTATAATAGGCACTGGTTTCCAATCTAAGTTTAAATAAGATAAATCACCGTTTATAGATAACTCATCTTTGTATTTTTGAATACTCTGTTCTCCTCTAGCATACAGCCTTAGATTATGAAAAGATACTTGATTACTTTTAAAACGGCTATTGCCATTGTCATTATTAAACCACTCTCTTTCGATAGCCCTACCAACTGTTGTTCCGTATTCTAGTGATTGCTTTTCTTGATCACTAGCTATTTGACTTGGAAAATAACTTGTTATAACTGACTCAGCCATATTTTTATTTTTCTATTAATTTTGAAAATCCACCAGAATTAGTGTATTTAGCTATTTTTAAACTTATTTTATTTTTTTCTACATTAGGCCTCGGGTGATATAAGTGTCTGTTACAAGCCATTATGGCTAGCCCTGAACTTATTGCGGCATCAAACTTTGTTCTTTTATTTATATCAAATCCAGCCCAATCATTAAGAGTAGTGTTAAAATACATTGCACCGTATTGTCCATCCTCTTGTAAACCAACGTGTTTGTCTATATATGTTTCTATAGCTGCTGCGTGAGCTTGTTTTATATCTTCACTCGAGTTAGGCATTCCTCCAATTTCTCTTTCTGTAACAGATAGTTTGTTCCAAATCTTATCAGGTCTATTCATTGAGTAACCTCTATAACCTCTTCTTTTAAAGTAATACAACAATCTAGGTTTATTGTTTTCCGCTAATATTGGCATTCCGTAAAATACGCAAGCCATTAATACGTCTTCAAAAAATATTTCAGCGGTTTGAGGTCGTGCAATATATTCTAAAAAAAATGTATTTGCGGGAGCATCTTCCATACTAAACTTAGTTAAACCGTGCAAAGCTCCTTTTGAACCGTGACCATCTGTTGTACCTGATATATCGTAGCTATCACAGCCGAAAGCTCCCATATGTTCATTACCTGGGCTCTTTAAACCTTTATTAACAATTTGTCTATTTTGTAAAGCTGCTCCAGGTACCCAAGAAATTTTGAATCTTCCATTGGGATTAGGTGTGAATATAACTGTTGAATCTTTTATACCGTTAGCCCATTGAAAACCACCGGTTGTTAATACATTGGTATTACTTAAATCTTCGTTATAATCTATTTGCTCATATATTTTTGCTAAATTAAATATACTATTCTTAGCTTCGTCTCTAAAGGCATGTTCTTCTGTGCGTGGAAATTGTCTGTAGAATTCATTTAAAGCATCCTGGTCGCCTTTTAATCCTTCAGCCTCATTATCCCAGTGTTCTATAACTCCGACATCTATAATGTCTCCTAATGGGCCTGTTACAACTTCTTTAGGTGTATTAAATACAGGGTGCCCAAACTCATCTATAAAACCCTCGTAGTTCCACTCCATCGGAATAAATAAAGAATACAAGCCTGATGCTGTTTGACCGTTTTTGTTTCTTTTTAAAACATTAGAGTTATTATATAATTTTTTAAAATTAGAACCTCCTTTGTCTAAAGCGTTTGATGTTGAACCCATCATACACTTACCTATAATTCGAGAACCTAATCTTAAACAGGTTTTTGTAACTCTCCAGTTATTTAATATGTTATCAGGTCTTTCCCATTTACCACTTTCATCATGTACTAGTAATCTTAGTTTTTCACCATCATAAGAGTTATCTCCTGTATTTTTCCAGTCAATAGTAGTATCTAATCCCTCTAGTACTTCTGTACTCTTTTTAGCTTGTATGGATTTTCTCGTAAGCCTAGATGCCGGTATCCTATACGCAAGTTCGGTTTTTGGTCTATCCATACCGTCTTGTATGGGCTTAAAGAAGAATGGGTAGTTAACCGATATTGGTACAACTTTATCGGTAAACATTTTCTTTGCATCTGATCCAGACTTTGATAATATTCCAAATCTAGCGTCACTTGAGATGGTTGCCATATTGACTGTTTCTCCTGATGCCATAAATGAAAATCCTGAACGTCTGTTTTTAAGGTAAGACATTCCGTAACATCTACTGTCTGCTTTACAAGCTTCCCAGAATATATAGAATAATCTGTTTGCTTCCCTAAAGTCTGCGTTCCCAACGTCAATCTTAGACCATTGCAGGTACATAAAATGAGTACCAGTGATGTAAGTAGCCACGTTCTTGTTATTGAACCAATAGCCCTCTTCTCTTCTTTTAAATTGTTCATCTATATACCCCTCCCATTTATTTTGAAAATCTTCAGGATATTCTCTCCAATCAAATATACTAGTTATTGATTTTAGTTCTTTAGGATATTCTTCGACTTTCCACTTGTTATTAGTTTTGTCTATTTTAGCAGGCGCTTTGGGTAAAGCAATCTTTAGGTTCTGTATACTATATATATCACCTATTTGACCTGTTTTGCTAATGACAACAATGTCGTGCTCTTTATCGTAACCGTATTTCCACTTTCTAGATTTATTCATTCTAGCTATAGTGTTCTTTCTTATAGGTGTTACAATACTATATAGAGATTGAGCGTACATTATTTAGATCTTTTTTCAGCAAACCCTTTAAAAGCTTTTTTAACATCTTCCTCTTTAGGCTTGTTTTCAAGCATATCTTCTTCTTCTTTTATTCTATTTAGAATTTCAAAAGCATCAAATATAGCTAACTTTTTAGTAGCTGCGGCATTTTTTAATTTGTCAGCTGTTAAATCATCTGCTGAATCTACAATAGCTTCTTTTGCTACTTTAATTAATTCTTCAACAGCTTTATGTCCAGCTTGGATTATATTCCTCTTCGTCTCCTTTATATTCATATTTGATTGTGATTGAATTAGTGGGTACTCTATAAAGTCTGTTTTTTCCAATAACAAATTCATACTCTGCCCCAGGTTTAAACCCTACTAAATTGCCTTCGTCTAAATCTTTAAGACTTGGGTCTTTAAAATATAATATACCAATAGCTGGTTTTTCAAAGTCAAGTGAAAAAACTTTAGTTTCTTTTATAGGTTTAACAAAATTAAAACCGCTACAACTCTGCCAGCCTTTTTTTCTTTTGTAAGCGAATATCTGATCCTCGTTTACAAAATAAATATTATCTTCATAATATGATTTGCTGTTTTTTTCAACACCTCTTATATCCTTAAATCTCCTAAACACATTGTGATGAACTATAATTTCATCTCCAACTTTTATATCGGTTTTTATCGCAGAAGGAACTGCTATAACTTTAGCAATTCTATTTGAATAATTATGATTTTGTAATTCAGTGTTTAATAGAAGTGTGTTTCCGTGAATTTTCTTTACATTATTGTATCTTTCACCGACAGGCTCTACGATAAAATTATATAAGGCTTTCATCAATATTCTAAATTATATTCAACAGCTACAGCCATGTTTTTATTGAAATCTTTCCAAGGCATCAACTCATTACCTTTTTCAATGTATATAGAAAACTTATCGTCTTCTTCTATTATATTCCTTATAACGTGGCCTCCATAAACCTCTTGTCCAACCGAGTAATGCATTGCGTCAGTCTTATAATCCCGTCCAATACTTATTTTCCTAATCATTAGACTCTTGTTCAGTTATTTCACCGGTAGAGATGTCTACATTAACATTACCGTAGACCTTTTCCAGTTCTTTTTGTACTTCAGACAATGAGTTATTAGCGTCTGCTGCTAAATGCAGGAGTTCATGTTTTTGAACCTCGATATTACCTATCTCGTTTTTAATTTGATTTACTTTAGTAACTGCTTCTTGTAATTTAGCTAGTTCTTCTTTTTTTAAAACTTTACTCATTTTATTTGATTTAATTGTTATTACTTGTATTATTAATTACGTATTATCGTTAATTACTTATTAGAATTTTAAATCTTGATATTTAAGACCTAAAAATCCGTGTATCCCTTCACTGTCTATATCAACTTCAAAAGTTTTCCAGCCGTATGGATGATCCACTAAACCATCTTCATCTTCTTGTAAATCTCTCCATAGTACATCAACTAAATAACCTTCTCCGAATACTGTTTGTGATATTACATCTTCTCCATCATAAACTGCTTTCTCTAAAACCTCATAACCAAGTTTTGTTATAGTGTGTTTATGTGTTGGATAGTTGTTGCCGTTTTCATCTTGCGCTATTCCTAAAGCTTCTATTTTAGATTCAGCTTGCTCTTTTCCGTAACCAAATCTATATTTACCTATATGTAACCCCATAATTTATATTGTTGTTAAAGCCGCTAATTCTGCATCTGTTAATGCTTCTTTGAATACTGCTACGCATTTGACGTTCCCTTTAAATGGGCTACCTGTATCACCACCCGCTGTAAAATTAAGTTCGTTTAAAGTTGGAACCGCTCCAGATAAATTAAAATGTTCTTTAATACCATTAACCCAAATAGCGTAATCATCTTGCTTGTATTTTATAGCTATTTTGTTAAAAGCAGTAATATCGCTTAATACAACCCCTCTAAAAAACCCACTACCATTTCCAGTATCTAATTCAACCGACATGCGATTTTCAGTATTATTTAACAGAAACCTAATTCTTTCAGTAAATCCTCCATTAGATAGGCTAATAGATTCATAATTATTTATTGAAGTTAAGGCTGCAACTTCTAAATAAAAAACTCCTTCTGTTGAACTTATTAAATCACTACTTCCTGCATCTGTTGCTAAATCTGCTCCTCTTGTTTGTATGTCACCACTTGTAGGAATGTATGAAGTTGCGTATTGTCTTGTAGAGTCTGATTCTGCTTGAAGTCCGTATATATATGCTCCATTTGTTCCATCTCTTGTAATAGAACCCTGACCATTATTTGTAGCTAATCTAAATTGAACTGCTCCTATTGTATCTATTTCTGTCTGAAATGTAATTGAACATCTATACCAACCATTTCCATAATCATCAATACTCGTAGTAACATCTGCACCAACATCTCCTAAAGTTCCATTTGAAATATTAAAATAGGCAGATTGTGATGGAAAATCAAAACTAGCTAAAACTATATAAAACCAATCATTATCACCTTGTTTTTTAACAAATAAAGAAACCGTATTATAATTATCAGCAATTACATTTGCGCTATAATAACGCAAAGAAACTACACCAACATTTCCATCATTATTATCTACTAACTTCCAAGCATTATTAGTACCATCAGGAGAAGTAGCTTGTGCAGATGTTAAAATGCCATTATCAACACCAGGATTACCACTCTCTAAAAATATATCACCAGTTGTAAAATCATTTGAATCTGTTGCAGTATTTGTAGCTTGTGGTTCTAATAACCAACTACCACATCCACCTCTATAATCTATTCTTGGTAGATCGGTGTCGTCTGTAACTGGTTCAATAACAACGTTTGATATAGAACCAATAAAGTTTGCGTCACCTTGAAATAAAATAGTTGGGTTTACATCACCAGATGTTGCTTCAACAGAGTAATTACCACTTGTTGTTAAAGCGTCAAATTCAGCACCTCCACTATTATTTAAACTACCACTTAAAGTACCAGCTGAAATATCTAATGTAAATGATATTTTTACTAACTGATTCTGTATATTTGTTGATATTGTTTGTATTAAATTAGTAACATTTGTTTGTGTTCCATCGCAAGATGCTTTGTTTCCTCCAAAAGACCATCCATCTCCAGCAGTCCAATCAGCATTTGTTGCAAAATCTCCGTTAGTAACCACATTGCTACCAAGAATCTGAACATTCTGTAGAAGACCTTGAGAATTAACACGTGTAGCTGGGGAATTTCTTGTAAATGTGAAATCAGCATCTATTACTTCTTTGATACTAATATTATCTAAAACAATATCAGTATTATTACCTGGTGAAATTTGACAAATATTACTTGTCCCTCCGTTTTCAAAGTAAACAGTATGAGAACCAACAGTTCCTGGAAGTGGAACTGATTGACCACCTGCTGACATAGAAACGGTTTTACTTGAGTCAGTAGTTGAAATTAAATCATAAGAAACAACATAATTTCTCGTCTCTAAAGGAAAAAAACTTATAGAAGTAGTGTTCCCTACGAAAGGTCTAAGCCTTGATAAATTAGTGGTTCTTGTTAGTTTTATACCTCCTTGATAATACTCTCCACTACTTCCTGCATTATTACTATCGATAAAATTCCAACCCGAACCTGCATTTCCTAAAGGTATACTCGTATCAAATCCTCCATTAGTAACTAATTCACTTAAAGTCTGCTCTGGCTTAACACTATGTAAAACCCCATCACTATATGCAGTTGGTGTCGTTATTATACTCGCTTTTTCTAATAAACCTTCGCTATCTAGCTCTTTTAAAATAACTTTAGTACAGGCTTGATTTTCAAAATAAGTAGACCTAGCTTTAAGTTTACTAAGCAAAGAAGATATGAGTGATGTTGACGTGGACCACCAAACACCTATTCCTAAACTCCACATATTACTTTATAGCTACTAAGTCCGAAACAGTCGTGTTTGCACCTGCTACAATAGAACTAATTATAACAGGTAAAAAAGAACCGTCAGGTATATTTTTAAATACTACTGAAGCAGAGTCTCCTACCACAATAACCTCAATGTTTCCACCGGAACCTATGTATAAAGCACTGTTCTTTACATTAGTTGTTCCTACTACAACAGTTTCTGCAGATGTTGCAAAATCAGGTTGATTAAAATATTGTCCCATTTTTTTTTATTTATTTATTTATTTATTATTTTTGCTTTTTCCCAAGTTCTACCTACGAAGTAAGCTCCATACACAGTTATGAGTAAAGATTGAAATATTGGTATATACTCTTTTGTTATTTTAAATTCACCTATATTGCCATCAGCAAATGCTAATATACTAAATATAAAAGTTAAAAATACTAAAACTAAAGGTCTAATGTTTTTAGCTAGCCAGCTATCAGAAGCCATATCAGCTTTCCACCTATCGGTAACTTGCTGTTGAGCTTCACTATCAGCTTTCTCTAATATCTCTTGTATTAGTCTTTGCGCCTCTAGTTTTTCTTCTTTAGTTGTAGTAAGCTTATCGATGACGTTACCAACTTCCTTGATAACGCCACCTGTAAGCCATTGAAATAACTTTTTCATTATTTAGGCTCTATAGCTTTAGAAGCTTGTCCGGATTTCTTTTTCTCAATCCTTTTGTTAATCCTTGCTTCTCTACGTCTTAGTCTTCTTGATTTTGCAAGGTTTCCAGATTCTAAAGCCTGTACACCTTTTCTTCTTACTTTAGCTGCTCTCTCAGTTTTTCTTTCTACGCTTTTAGCTTTTCTAACTTGTTTTTTAGTAGGCTTTGCTGTTGGCTTAGCAGGAGCTGCAGCTAGCTTCGTTTCTATTTTTGCTTTAGGTTTTGCAACACTTTTAACACTTTTAGCTTTAATAGCTTTTATAGCTTTTGCTTTTGGTTTTGATTGATTTTTTAAGTTGGCAGTAAAGTCTCTTCTAGCGTTATCACTATTGGCTTCTTTGTTACCTGCAGATACAGATTTCTTGTAATCATCAGTACCGATAAAACCGCCTCTAGCAGATTTTGCATTACCAGCATTAGTATTGCTTGTTACTTTTTTACTAGACCCAGAGTTACCTGTTGCAAGTTTAGCCCCTACTCCAGCGGCTCCTGCAAGTTTAGCTTTTGCTTTTTTCAAATAAGACAAATCACTAGCATTAGCTTTTCCACCTTTCTTTTGGTAATTAGATATTGCGGATTCCATATGAGCAACCTCCTGCTGTATTCTAGAATATTTTTTTTGGTTTTTTAAAGCTTCACTACCTTGACTCTCTTTCTTAGTTATCCCTTTATAGCCGCTTTTAGATCTACCTACTAGTTTTGCAGGCGAAGATACTTTCATTTTAGCTATCGAGCCCATCCCTGATATTGAAGGCTGTACAATTCCTCCTTTAGTACTTTTTTGTATCCTCGCTGTCACGGGCACTTGTTTTGGTCCTGGTTTTCCCATTGTTTTATTTATTTATTTATTTATTTATTTGTTTTAACAATTCCATTTTTTTAAAGCTAAAGCTTTTCTTGTAGGTCTACCTTTTTTATCTTTCATAGGTCCTTTTACCCCACTCATTCTAGCACAAAAAGATTCTCTACGAGCTGCATCTTTACTGCCTTTCTTTAACTTAGAAGGTTTTGTTGTAACAGCTGTTTGTAGCTTAGATCCTGGGTTTTTTCTTTTATAATCATCAACTCCTCTTTGATTTAAACCGCCTGTTTCAGACTGCCCTTCTTTTCTTGTCCAAGCACCCGTTTTTTTAAGAGGCGTTTTTTCTTCTAGCTTAGCAGCATCAGAAACTAATCCACCACCACCAGCTTCTTTTTTCTTTTCTAAAAGACTACTATAATCTATAGCTGATTTAGTTTTACTAACGTCCGCTTCTCCAGATACTAGCCCCATGTTAATCTTGCATGCGCTAGATGCTTTACTTGTGATTGATTTCGTTTTGTAACCCATTTTATTGTTTTTTATATGCTTCTCTTTCCCATTCAAAGTCACCACCTTCTTGAGCACTTTTACCTGTTTTTTTATCTATTAACATACTGCCTTGCCTTTCGTAAACTCTAGCTGGTGATTTTGTATCTTTTTTCCAAGTTACTGTATTATCGTCGTAATGCAATCTACCTTGCGCCATTTGTTCTAAATGCACTTTTTCATGACTTACGGCTTTTTCCTTAGCTTTCCCTTTTAAAGACTTATCTATAAATATAGTACCATCATTATTGGCTTCACCTAAAATACCTCCTTCTAATGTTTTCTTAAAAACAGGTGTGTTATAAGTTGAAGTTTCTTTGTCTATACCAACAAGGTCTGCAAATTGTTTTAGATTAAATGCCATATTCTTTACTTAGGATCCACAGCCTCAGACGATTGCCTAAACTTTTTTTGACTTTCAGTGTTGTCATTTTTTGGAGACTGTACAATTACTTTAGTCTCTCCTGAACTTTTTTCTTTATCTCCGCCGCTTCCTATTAGTCCTTTCACAAGAGCAGGGCCTACTGCAGCTACAATAGCAGGAGCAATTTTATTAGGCGATGATTTTTCCCCACACCCACAGTCTTTACTTTGAGACTTTGTTTTTTGTTTAATCCTTGCGGTAATTGGTATACTCCCCATATATTATCTATCTTTATCTTTTATCATATCGTCAATAGCTTTATTGTAAACTCTATCTGTATATGTTTTATTATTATAAAATACACTTCTAGCTGAAGTAGGTAAATCTTCTTCCGCTAGTAATATCCTATATATTCTTTTTATTAAAAGCTTTCCTTTGTTTGCTACTTTGTATACAGCGTATTTGGAACTAGTTCTATTGCGTTCTTTAAAAACATCAATCCAACCATTCCTTCTTAAGCGTTCCCACCGGTCTTTATCCCAGCTGTAAGTGTATACTCCATTAATAAAATCATTACGTGTAAACAACTCTTTACAATCTAGATAAATTAGCAATTCTAAGTCTGCATCTTTAAGATCATAAGTTTTACAGGCCCATCTTCTAACGAGCCTGTAATACTTTAATAAATTTATTTCTTTTAAGTCTGATGCAGATAATCTCATTCTACAATAACTACATCGTTAACTGTAATTACATAATATAAAGAGTCATCCCATTCTATTCCGTGTCCTGCATGTTTATCGTATCGTATTGTATCCCCTTGTGATATACCCTCTACCTTATTGCCGACACTGATAACATCTCCTTTTAAGTACCTAACGTCACTGTTTTGTTTCTCTGTTAATTCTATACCGCCTACTTTCTTCGGAGCTTCCTTAATTTTTTTTATAATTATATAATAATTAATTGCTTTCATTATGCTAATCTTTTATTACTAATTACACAATCTGCAGAGACAATAGTTGTTACAACACTTACTGCATTCTTAAGAGCTGATTTAGTAACCAATACCGGATCTATAATACCAGATTTGATCATATTAACTTCTTTCCCAGTTCTTACATCAATACCTCTGTTCTTTATTGATGGTTTCTTTATTTCAACAATGTCAGCATTGTCTAGTATTGTATAATATGGTGCTTTAATCGCTTCAAACAATATCTCTTCACCCTTATTAGCAGGTTTTAAATTGTTCGCTGCATTTAGTAACGCAATTCCACCACCCGCTACAATACCTTCTTTGTAAGCCGCTTTCGTAGCGTGTATTGCATCTTCTACTCTATCTTTCTTCTCCTTGAGTTCCACTTCTGAATCTGCTCCTACGTATATGATACCAACTTTACCGGTAAGCATTGATAAACGTTGTTCTAATTTCTTTTTAAAGAATGGATTTGTTTCTTCTTCTATACTCTTTGAAACTTCTTCCACTCTAGTAGATACATCAACGTCTTCTGCAATTTGCAATACTGTTGACTTCTCATCTGTAACTGACTTTTTAATTCTACCAAGAACTTGTGGATCTATTAAATCTAGATCATCCCCTAGTTCTTCATTTATTATAGTAGCTCCAGTTAACAAAGCTAGGTCTTCCATTGTATCTTGTTTTGTTAAACCAAAACCAGGTACATCAACAATATTTACTTTTATATTACCTTTAACTTTGTTTGATAATAAAGTAGCATATGGTTGCTGCTCCACTTCCGCTACGATCAATAAACTGCCTTTAGCCTTTACAACGTGTTCTAAGACGTTTTGAATCTTTCTAATGCTAACTATAGGTGAAGAGACAATAAGCACGTAAGGATCGCTTAAAACAGCTGTATGCTTCTCTTTGTCTGTTATTAAGTGGGGTGATTTTAAACCACTATCAAATTGTACTCCTTCAACAAAATCCACATAAGTTTCATTTGTTTCAGATTGCTCCATTAATACAACTCCATTTTTTCCAACTTGTTCATAAGCTTCACCAATTTTGGTTCCAAGCTCTTTGTCATTGTTGCAGCTGATAATAGCAACGTTTCGTAACATTTCACCTTTAACAGGAGTACTGGTTTTATCAAGATATACTTTAACTTTGTCAGCACCGCTAATAATGCCTGATTTAAGATCTCTAATTTTTTCTTCATCTAAATGCTTGTTTGTAATTTTTAATAGAGAATGCGCAAGAACTGTCGATGTTGTAGTTCCGTCTCCTGCTTCTCTAACTGTATTACTCGCCGCTTGCTTTATTAGGGTTGCTCCTATATTTTCGACCGGGTGTAATAAGACTACGCTTTCTGCAACGGTTACTCCGTCTTTTGTTATTACCGGTCTGCCTAGAGCATCTTCATAAATTACGCATTTACCTGAAGCTCCTAATGTAGACTTCACTGCGTTTGCTAATTTTTCGACGCCTGCTATTATTTGACTGTTTGCTTCTTTTCCGAATGTGAGGGTTTTTACAATCTCACTTGGGTTGTTATATTCCATTTAATTTGATTTAATTATATTTGTATTATCACTTGTTTTAATGATATATTTAATTTATTATCATCTGTTTAATAAATAGGTTATCATAGGAAATACAATAGGTATTGCGGAAGCTATGAAATCCCACCATTCTGGTGTACCTAAATCCATTAACCAATCGTAAACTATCTCTTTAAGACCAACTAAAACAACACCTAAAACACCACCTAGTATTATTGCAAAGTTTAAACCAGCTAGTATATCTATAATATAACCAAAAATCATTAACGGATAACCTATAAACATACCAAGTAAAACGTGATCCTTTTTATCTTTAGCTATATTTTTTATTATTTTTTTTATCATTTTTTATTTATTGTATGGTTCTTATAACTGTTACTTCATTGACGACAGAGTCAAACTGACCAGCTGCCGCGTCTGAAAAACAATCAACTAAATCATCTGTTGTAGGATTTACTTCGTTAACAACGTCTTGTAATGTAAAAGCCTACGTGTTCGGTACTGCCATTATTTTTCTAGTTTTTCTAATCTAGCTTCTAACTCAGCTATTTTAGTTATTAATAAATCTATATAAGCAACTGACTTTGTTCCTTTACTATCAGTCCTTACAAATTCAGGGTGGACCTCTTCTAACTCTTGAGCTATAACACCTGCTCTTTTAACTCCGGGTTCAGATTTTAATTCAAAGTTTTTCCAATTAACATCTATATGATTAGTTTTTATTTTTTCTATATTATTTTTCAGTTTTTTATCTGAAGACAATATAAAATTAGTTGCTGTAACAGTGCTACTTATAACAGTGGCACCACTGAATTTAACTTCAAAGCAATTCGCGCGCTGCTCTGGGGTACCATTTCCAATCATAAAAGCGTTATTACTCGTAGAAAAATCATTGTAAGATGTTGAAGTATCTTCGTTATAATTACCTATAGCGGTACCACTAAAGCCACTAACTACTGTATGAAAACCTGATGATAAACAGTTTTCAGCGGCTGCTGTAGAATTACTCCCATTCACTAGAGAGAACATACCTCGCACGGATGTTTGTGTTAAATAACCCAATGTTGTAGAAGCATATCCAACTGCTTCTGTATCATATCCCATTGCTGTAGAAACACCTCCACTTGCTACTGTGTCTCTTCCCATTGCTGTGGAATAATTTCCAATTGCTTCTGTATACCTTCCCGTCGCTATAGAAGTAATTCCACTTGCTACTGCGCCTTCTCCCATTGCTGTAGAATAATTACCACTTGCTGTTGTCGCTTGACCTGTTGCTGTGGAATAATTACCACTCGCTGTTGGGTTATAACCCATTGCTACAGAATAATCTCCTGTAGCTCCACGGGTTATAGAGTTATTGTGGGAGTAGCTTAAATCTACAGCTCCCGTTCCTATGTCTCCGTAAAAACTAGCATTCGCTCCTGTCTGCCTAATACCCGTTTTACCTGACTCTGTAACTTCCTCAAATGCCCCACCTCCTGAAGAAGTAGAAATAGACCCATCAGCCATTAAGTACTGAGAAGAGGTGCCTCCTTGTTTTATAAAAGAACTTGCTGTTGCGCTACTAACTATATTGACTGCACCTTGAGCATCAACAGAGAATTTCTCAACTTCATCATTGCTTTTTAATTTAATAATTTTTTCTGCTCTATATATGTATTGATTTTCATTAACGTCATTCGAGTTTAGAACAGCGAGTAAACTTTGATCTAATATAAGGGTTGAATTATTTGATATTGTGTCAACAGTTCTAATAGTGTTATTAATTCTAATTTTATCCCCAACTGAGAGCTGTGATAAAAATTGTGTATTAGTACCAAATACACTAGTTGTTCCATTAGTTATTACTGTTCCTGATAACTTTTCAGCTATACCTCCGGTTATATCTAAAGCTCCGTTAAATTTACTTAGCAAAGGTGACCTAGAATTAATAGCATACGAACTACCGGTTACCCTTGGTATCACCCCGTCTTCTTCTATTTTTAAATATGAAAATTGACCTATAGATAAGCTTGCATCTATTTTATTAGGGAAGCTAACTACATTAAAGTTACTTACTTCTAACTTATCTAGATTACCTGCTTTTATATCTAAATGATTACTGCCTGCTGTAATGCTACGTGATGTAAAATTAGGATTATAAGCTCTAAATACATTTAAGCCCGCATGAATCGATCCACTGTCAACGCTGTGACTTACAGTTTGTTGGCTTTGAACCGGTTCTTCATTAGCATCTAAATTACCTATTGTTACATCATTGTAAGAGCCTAATACACTATCTGAAAGAGTTATATTCCCTGAAGCACTTGTTGACGATATGTCTGCATGGTTGAATGATCCAATCACCAAACCAGAGGTTACGTTATGTGTATTAATTATCTCTGCTTGGTTTTTTGCTGCTATTATTTCACCAGCGCTACCGTTTGCTTTATGCCTCGCTATTGCGTTGAACCCAATTAAGTCGCCGCTCTCAAAGTTTGAATTTTCACTAGATTGAAGCCTATAGAGGGCAGCGTATGAAGAGGCGTTTGGGGTGTCAGAGTTAGGTGCTCTTGATATATCAAAAAATTGAGCGGTGTTTAGTGCTCCTGATGTTGATAGGTTTTCTAAAGTAAATACAGATTCAAATGAACCTGTTCCAGACATTTCCGTAGTACTTCCTAGGGTTAGATTTTTTGTTTTTGTAGTACCGTTAAAAAGAACACTAAAAGCATCACTCTTCGCGTTAGATGAAGTTCCATTTCCAATTACAAAAGCTGTGTTTGCTGGGTTAAAGGATGTTGCACTTGTAGCCGTTGATCCTAAAGAATTGTACTGCCCTCCAACTAAAGAACCATAATCACTTGCTTTAGAGTTTGTGCCCACCGCTAAAGAATGACTACCGCTAGCTATGTTGTTTCCGGACTGTATACCTGTATTATTAGAATTAAGTGAAAATGGTGAATCGCCTCCTGATTCTGCTGTTTTTAGAACTAGATCAGAATCTGTAATACCACTTTTCCACCAATATTCTACCACCCCTCCGTTAATAAGCACTCCTACTGTTTTTCCCTTTGCTCTTGTTTGGCTAACTACAGCGGTGTTGGCCGCTGATACACTCTCGTAAGGCCCATACATAGAATCTAAATCGGGTGATGAAACAGCTATTTTTATTCTTTTTGATAAATTAAATGTTGACATGTTTTTTATTTTCTATGATATTGTTACTGTTGCAGTCACGTCTAAAGGTATTGCGGTATTAAATGAATATACCTTGTACGCTACCGAGCCGTCTCCTGCATCATCTACGTTAAAAGTACTTAGTACAAACTGAGTTACTATATCGTCATTGTTTTGTGTATTAACTTTAACCAATGTTCTTGTTACTGGTATCGCTATTGTAAAATGCGTTTGATCGATAGTAATTTGAAAACTATTTGTATTATCAAAATTGCTTGACAAAGCTCTAACTTGAGCGCTGGTTGTAATAGTAGAAGTTCCAGCTCCAAAAAACTGCTTATATCGTCCTCGTATGATAGGAGAAGAGTCTGATAAAGTACCCGCCGCTCTATAATTAGTGGGAGAATCTAAATTACTTCCAGGCTGATTCTTATTGCTGTAGTAAACTCCTCCGCCAGCACTGTGAGCTATGTCTACATCCCATTGATTAGTACCTTCCACTATAGAAGGTGAAATAGCTAAAACATTACTTTCTTGAGTAGTAGTGGATATACCTGTACCTTCAAAAGTATAATTTATTGCCGAACCTATTAAAGGGTTTTGATTTGTAGATCCATCTCCGTTTTTTATTTGACCTCGGTCTAATGTTGCAGTTAAATTCATAGGAACAACTGTACCTACTTCTCTAGCGGCATTGGTTGAAACTGACAAATTTAAAGTAGCAAAAGAGCTGCTTTTCACACTTGCTAATATTGTAGGAAATAATATTGTATCTAAAACTTGCACAATAGTTTTATCTTTCCAATCAGAAGCTGGGGCCGCGCCTGCACCTCCGGTTGGTACACTAAGAACATCATCGAGAATTGTTGTATCATATATAGTAGTTAATATATTAGAACTAACAGCTAAACCGCTATAATCCTCCACATCTGTTACAGATGACTCTAGATCTAATAAAACTTTTATCTCGTCTGCAGTTATGTTTGTATTTAAGGAAGGGGTAGCCCCGTCTGATAAGATAGCTGGCCTACCTGTATCTGGTTGATCATTTGAAATACTTATAGTTCCCCCGCTGCTATTGCTAGTAAACACAGTGGAAATACCTGAGCCTGCGGCAATAGTTAATGTTTCGCCGTCATCGACCGGAACAGATGTATTACCAGTTTTTATTAACCACCTACTCATCGTCCCGTCTCCTGTACCTGCTCCTATAAACGTTCTTATCCCTGCTTCTGTAACACCGCTTGCTAATCCCAGTGTTGAACTATTATATGAAATAGCCGGTATACCAGTGTCATTAACTACTCCTAAATTAGTTCTAGCACCCGCGGCATCAGTAGCACCTGTACCGCCATTAGCAACTAAAACTGTTCCTGTAACGTTATCAGCCGTACCTGATATATTACCTGTTATATTAGCCTCTATGGTTCCTATTGTAGCTATTGTAGCAGTACCTCCTGGCTCTGCTGTTGCAATACCAACTTTAAATACCGGAGAGGTTACTCCGCTGTTGGCATCGTAAAACATAGTAGGGTATTTTGTACCTCCATCAACTATTTGACCATACCAACCTATATCGGAAAGATTCGCTGTATTTTCATCAGCATACTTCATCATGTTATCTCCTATTGCGGAAATAGTTGAATTTATCGTAGTTGTTGTCCCCTGAACATTCAAATCACCTGCTATTGTTACAACAGATCCGTTATCGGTAATCCCGCTATTTGATAATTGCTTATTTGAGCTATCCCATTTTAATAACGTGTTCGATGTAAGGTTACCTGAGTTTTTAAGAGACAAAACAGCATCCCCTGTGGTTACACCACCTGAAAGCCCTCCTGCATTAGGTGTGGTTACCGCTGTTATATCACCTTCGCCGCTACCTGTACCTGCTCCAATGAGACTTCTTACTTCCGCTGCTGTTACACCTTGTTTTAAAGATACACCAGGATCATCAAACAAAATTACTGGTATATCTGTATTTGTACCTAATACTTTTTCGACTAGATCGCTATCTTCAACGCCGCTTTCCCACCAGTACTCCACAGCGGTTCCAGCTACATCTATAATAACTGTTCTACCTATAACTCTTAACAATTGATTCACAGCTGCATTAGCCTCGCTTACGCTATTATACGGCCCATAAGTGGAATCTATGTTAGCAGCCGGGTTAGATAATCTTATTCTTTTGGATATATTAAGGGTTGACATGTTTTTAATTATTAGCTATTTCTTTTAGACCAACTTATTGTTATTACTACTTACTTAAAAATACACTTAATTTTAAGGACAACCTACTGCTTGACCTTCGTCTGAGATTGTCCAGTTATAAGTATTTATAATGTTTGTTCTAGCGTTTTGTGCTGCTGTAGAACAATATTCAACCCCAATTGCTCCAAACTGAACGTTGGATTGAAGCGTCAATGCATTCCACCCCGTTAAAAGAGCGTCATAATTAGTTGTATTAATAGCTGCATTTCTAAGCATTCCCTCCATATCAGTAACACTACTCACATCCCAAGAACCAATATCTTGATTGAAAGATGATGCACTATTAAACATATATTCCATATCTGTAACACTACTCACATCCCATGAACTGATGTCGCTATTGAAAGAAGTAGCACCTGAAAACATAAACCCTGTATTTGTTATGCTACCCGTATTCCAAGAATTTAAAGACTGATTAAATGAGGATGCCGATAAAAACATATATTGCATATTAGCCACACTACTCACATCCCAAGAACTTAAATCTTGATTAAAACTTGAAGCACCATAAAATATTCCCTGCATACTAGTCACATTACTCACATCCCAAGAACCAATATCTTGGTTAAATGGGGTTGCATTCTGAAACATAAATTCCATATTGTCAATACTACTCACATCCCAAGAACTGATGTCACCATTGAAAGCGGATGCTCCTCTAAACATAGACCCTGCCCTTATTACGCTACCCGTATTCCAAGAATTTAAAGACTGATTAAAACTTGAAGCGCCCCAAAACATATTTCTCATATCAGTAAGACTACTTATATCCCAAGAACCTATGCCTTGATTAAAAGAAGTAGCATAAAAAAACATACTTACCATGCTAGTTACACTACTCACATCCCAAGCACCAATAGGTTGATTGAAAGATACTGCATCTCTAAACATAGAAATCATACTTGTAACATTACTCACATCCCAAGAACTTATATCTTGATTAAAACTTGAAGCACCATCAAACACTCCACTCATATTAGTAACATTACTCACATCCCAGTTGCTAATATCAGAGTTAAAAGTATCTTTATTTAAAAACAAAGAAGAAAAGTCTGCTAACGAAGTGTTTGCTTCAAATCTCCAAGTATTTATTTCTCCATAAGTGGCAAGAGCTGCTGCGTTATCGCTAATCCATAAGTTTATAGCGGTATCTAACTGAGCTCTTGTAGTAAATACAAATGCGTTTTGCCAAATCAAAGTTGCACCATTGTACAGTTTTTTTACTTCCACGTTCCCTACTTTTAATTTACCGGATGAAGGTATTATATTACCTATTTTAAAATCTGCCATTATAAAATTATATAAAGTGTATCACTCAATTTAGTTGTAATCGCGTCATATTCCGCTTGACTTAATGTTATAATTTGTTTTACTTTATCTGTTCCCGTGTAAGTATCTAAATTGTTTCTAACGTAATCGTTGTTGTCTATAGTAGAAGTTCCAGCGCCAATTAATGTTCTGATTTCTGCTGCTGTAATTCCAGTATTTAATTCAGGCAAACTTCCGTTAGATAGTATCGCAGGGTCTCCCGTGTCTGATACTTTCAAAGTGTTAGCCGATATAGCTGAAGCTTGAGAACCAGATATGGTTACAGTGTCTCCTGCTAAAGCTGTCGAAGATGAAGTTCCTAAAACTAAGCTTGAAGTTCCAGCGCTTATTAAATTTCTTACTTCCGCTGCAGTTATACCGCTCTGTAAAGTTGGAGATGGATCCGTGGCCCCATCTGACAAAATTGCAGGTATACCGGTATTTGTACCTAATACTTTTTCGACTAGATCGCTATCTTCAACGCCGCTTTCCCACCAGTACTCCACAGCGGTTCCAGCTACATCTATAATAACTGTTCTACCTATAACTCTTAACAATTGATTC